GACGCGCCCGGGCCGTTGACAGTGTGCTCATCCGAATGTGATCTTTCGGTACGGCGCCTCGAGCCGGCGAACTTCGGGATCGCGACCGGGAAGGATCTGCGGCCCGTTGCCGTCGCCGTCCCCGGCTAGCACGGCCAGCGGGAGTCCGCGCATGGCCAGATTCCGGGCCACCCGGCGGAGCAGCGCCTCACGCAGATCAGCGCCATACACCGCGGACGGGCGGATTTTCGCGCGCTGCGCGGCCGCCTCCGCGTCAAGCGCCGCCTGCATTTCCGGATCCGTCCACGAGTACTGGCGGAGATACGTCTGCACATTCGCCAGGGTCGGCATACCGCTCGAGGACACCTGCGCTTCCGCATACACCGCGGTCGTGGCCATGCCGTACGGGTCCGCGGCGACCGCGGCGACCAGGTGCCGGCCGGCCGCCGCAAGCAAGTACGTGAATTGGTACAGCCCGGTACCGACATTCACGACGGCCGGGTGAGCGACCACGCCGCCGGGCGGGGTGACCGAGATGACAGGAACGGCTGCCGACGTCGGATCATCATCGACGTCGGTCACCAGAACCTCATATACGAGCGTGTCACCACTCACGCTCCGGCCGGACGTCCGGCTCAGCCATACCGCCACCTGCGGTCACCCCCCTTCCCGGCACCCGTGAAAAGTCAGACGTACTCTGCGGACCTCAAGATCACTTCTTTGTGTCGGTGACACTCGCGGTGTCGGCAGCTTTCACCGCGTCGTCGTGGCCGAAAATCTGGCCGGTCGCCGGATCCATCACCGCGACGTCCTCCGCGCGGAGATCCCCATTATCGACCGCGGCCGCCGCGGCGACCAGGTCATTGCGGACACCCTCGGACATCGGGAACGACCGTTCGTAGCCCTCCCGCACGATCCCGCCGCGGCGCTGCACCTCGGCACGGAGCTCCGCATTCTCCTGCGACAGCGCCGCGTTCGTGTTCCGCAGCTCCCGCTCCGCGTCGGAGATCCCGCCGCCGCTGGACACCGCGCCGGCCGCCGGAGCCGGACCCTTCACCGATGCGGCCGCCGGAGCCGTGCTCTTGCTCGGTTCGCTTGCCATGTCCCCGGATCCCTCCACTTTTATCACGCTGCTCTAGAAGTCCCTTGTACTCTGCGTAGACAATCCCTCGAGGGATTACTACCGTGTGTAGTTTGGTTTACCCGGGTATTACCGTTATTACCGTTATTACCGGCTTATACCGGATCGTAGATCAGCTCGCGGACGCCGTTGATATCCGAGATCGCGCCGGCTTTGTAGCCCCATAGTCCAATGTAGACGTTGGCAACCTCGGTCTTGTCAATGTCGATGCGCTGCGGCGCCGACGCCCACCCCCAGACGCAATCGCGATCAAACAGATACGAGGACGCGGCGACAACGCCGGTCGCAGCCAGAGCCCAAGCCGGATGGAACGTCACGCCGGATACGTCGATGGCGCCCATCCGGTCGGCAACCTGCCCGGCCGCGTTCATCGGACCGAGCCGCGGATACAGTGCCCGGCCGGTCGTATCCCGGGCCGCGGCGAGCGCGCGGTACAGGTCGATCTGCGCGAACGCGGTGTCCATCGTGAACCCGCCGCGCACGTACTGAAGATCCGCCCATGCGCGATCGATCTCGAGCGCTAGGGTCTGTCCGGTCACGCCGCCCGCGGTCGTGAACGTGATCCCGGTCGGAGTGGCCAGATCGAGCACCGACACGGCGAACGCCTCGAGCGCCTCAAACCAGGCCTTGACCATCTGTCGCCAGATCAGCCCGGACAGCTGAGGATTGCCGCCTTGATCCCAGGTCTCCCGGGTGATCTTGATCTTTCCTGAGTTGCCCGTCGGCGTGATCGTCTGCGAGGTCGCGACGAACGTACCGAGCGCCGGCTCCGTCCCTTCCACGTGCGCGGCGACGAGTGCTGTCGCGGACGAGAATTTCGGGAACGTAAACGGCGTGTTCTCGGTCAGCGTCCCCTTGACGATCGACTCCCATACCGGATAGCGGAAGTCACGCTGATCGACGTACATGTCTGGCCGCTGCGTCGTCGGGTTCAACGTGGCGACGTCGGTCGTGATCACGAACTGCTCACGGGCGAACGTCACCGCGCGGCGCATCGCCGCGTCATCGTGCGCCTCGATCGCCTGATACAGATCCGAGCTGAAATCGTGCGAGCCGCGCCCAAGGTTCCCGCCGCGATCGAATCGGTACGGCGCCGGCTCCCGCACACCGACCGGGCCGGGTACCGCGTGCGCCGTCGCATCGACGGGCTGCGCGACCGCCTGAGGCGTCTCAGGGGTTGTGCCGTACTGCGTGGCCATGAACGCCGCGAACGCCGCAGCGAAATCGGTAGGCGTCGCCGCGAACGTGACCGGGGCCGCGGGTGCGGCCGCGGGCGGAGCAGCTGGCGGGGTTGTCGTCGGGGCTGTCGTCGGGGCGGTTGTCACGTGCGGAGTCCCCGCTGCGTGGACGTGACCGCATTCCGTGCACGGCATGGTTCCTCCTGTCGAGCTCGCGGCGACCCTGGTCACGCGAGCACCGTCGAACGACGGCATAGCGGTAAGACTGGTTTCGAGCCAATCGGCCCGGCGGACGTACGTCACGCCCGGCTTGCTCGGGTGCGGGATCGTGTCGGCGTCTTCGAAATCGGTACCGACCGACAGCCCGTCAAGCACCCCGTCAGCGGCGAGCGCAAGCGCGCGGTCACCCTCGGGCCCGCCCGCGATCCGGTAGCGGACAAACACACCGTCCGGCCGGTCCTCGGCGAACGTCAGCACGCCGATCGCCTGCGAGTAGTCATGATCGCGGAGCAGCTTGTTCCGGGAGGTGATCGCCGGGAGCTGCAGCGCGCCCGGTGCAAATTCGAACGTCCGCCAAAACTTCTGAGCCGTCTCCCCGTACGGGACGGCGAGCCCCTCGATCGTGCGCCGCTGCGTGTCGACCGCGAAATTCGTCACCGGGAGATCGAAGATGCGGCGCGGCCCGTCCGCGGCGAACCCGGACCCCGCCCGGATCTGTCGCACATTGTCGGGCAGTTGCACGGGCGCGGCCGCCGGCCGCGGGGTCGGAGCTCCCACTGGTAGCGCCTCCTCCTCGCGTACTTCCTCCGCGTCGACTACGTCGTTCCGCAACGCGATCTCATACACCCGCCAGCGGGTGAGTGGATCCGCGCGCAGGTACTCGTCAACGTTGAACCTCACCCGGTGCCCGGGCGGGGTGATATCGGCCATCGACAGCCGGTCGGTGATGGCCCGCATGTACGGCGCGAACGTTTCGTTGATCTTGTCAATGCGCCGGTCCACCGCGTTCTGATACGTCCGCGACGTGGTTGACACCCCGAGGTCCTCCGGATCGAGTCCGGTCGCGTTCGCCACCTGGACCGCGGCGAAACGTTGCTGCTCGAGGATCTGAAGATCAGCCGGCGATGGGACATCGACGGTGTTGTATTCGACCGCGTACGGGACATAGCCCGTCGAGCCGGACTCCCGAGCCTGCCGCCAGTCCGCGAGCATCTCCCGGATCTGGTCATCATCGGCCGGATCCGCGTCCTCTTTCGGCGAGAAGTAGTCCAGCGGCCGCGGATTCTTCGCATACATTTCGGCCATTTTGTCCAGAAACACTGCGCGGCGGATCGCGCGCCGCGCCGCCTGCAAGATCCCCGGGTTCGGCGAATCGAACCGGATCATCCGCGACGCCGGCACCTCCCGGCCGTCGACATAGACGACAGCGCTCCGCGGATCCTCGAGCGACGGGAGCGGCGCCCGGGTGCGGCCATCGTTCGGTGGCTGCAAACTTACAGTGTTCGGATCCCGCCGCCGCGCCTTGACCGGGAAGTTTCCGCGGCCAGTCTCGAGGATCTCCCACCACGAGATCGCGTCGAACAGCAGATCTTCGGCCACCTGCGCGAGGGTGACCACGTTCGCGATATCAGGGTCGATCTGCTCGAGCAGATCCGATGCGACCGGCCGCCGGCTCCCGTCGATCTGCTCGAGCGGGAGCGTGCAGATCGAGCCGACGATCAAGTTCCGGGCCCGGAGCACCCCCGGCACCGACAGGGCAAGCTCACGGGTCACGCCGTTGCCGTCGAGCCCGAGCGCCATCGAGATGATCCGGTCGATCGGCTGCGCCCCGGGATCCGAGAATGTGAACAAGGCCCGGACACGCCGCATGACCTCCCGGAACCTCATGATCGGCATGATACGCGCAGCGTCTAGAGGATCACCTCATGTACGATCCCGCGAGCGGTCACGGCGCGACGACCACCCGCGGCCGGCCGGCCGGAGCGGGAAGGGTCCGTGCAAGGTGCAGCGCACCCGCGGCCGCGTATGCCGCGTCGCAGTGTCCGTCTCCGACCCGGGAGAAACGCCACGTATCACCCATCGTTGCCTTACCGGCGCCCAACACGTGCGCGTCGAGCAGCGGCTCGCCGGAGTGCACGACGTCGCGGGCAACCACTTGTTCGGCCATGCCCATACAGACCGCGGACACCTCAGCTGAAATCTCTCTGATCTTCAGATTCGCGGGGAGATACTGCTGGCCGCGGCGCGCCGGCACGGACGGATCCCGGCGGAGCTCCGCGGTCACCGCGGCGGCCGGGCCGCCCGGAAACCACCCGAACGCCCGAGGTTTGATCTTGCGGATCAGCGCGGGGAGCTCCCGGCGGAGCAGCTTGACCGCATCCGGGCCATCCCAAGCCCCGGCGACCTCGAGCCGGATCCGCCTATCAGGCATCGGCGCACCCGCGACTAAGGTCGCGTGTCGCAGGTCCGGAGCGATGTCCAGACACACCGCGATCGACGCGCGGAGCATGGCCAGATTGCCGGGGATCACCCCGTCACGCCACCCGGTCGGATCGATCGCCGGATCAAGCTGTCGGACCCGTATGCAAAGATTCTCCGTTTTGAACCCTGCCAGTTGTGCGCCGCCGGCCGCGACCGCGCTCCGCGCCTTACCGATCATGGTGTCAGCGTCGAGCCGACGACCAAGGTTCGGATTCGCCGCCGCTAAGGCCTCGAGCGACGTCGGGTCACAGTCCTCCGGGGCGGACCATTCGAACAGACCGACCCGCGGATCCCCGGCCCCGGTCGTGATGTACGTGAGCGCGCTCTCTCGGAGGTCATTGAGGACCACCGAGCGATCGTCACCCGCGTTCGACAGCGCCCATATCTGCGCGTCGTCTACAGCATTTGTCGTAGGCTCCGACGCGTTCCACGCTTCGTAGCTGTGATGCTGGCGGAGCTCATCCAAGA